CGATCTGCCGTTGGATGATGATTCGGTTGACCTAATCGTGACCTCTCCGCCATACTTGCCTATCGGCATCGGCCCCGCTAGTGTGGTTTTGTGGCTACACAAACAGACCTCGCATATCTCGCAGGGATCGTTGATGGCGAAGGGTATGTCGGTGTCAAACGGTCGAAACCCCGTGCAGACACTGTGAGCCCCTCCTACCACGCACGCATTCAGGTCCGCATGGTTGATGAACCTGCTATCGCCTTTCTTGCTTCGACTCTTGGCGGCAACTATTACGAGGAGTCTCCGAGTGTAGCGAATGGCCGCCCCCTGTTTTGTTATCAAGCGTCAGACGCGAAGGCCGAGTCGGTCCTGCGAGAGTTGCGGCCCTTCCTACGAGTCAAGGCACAGAACGCAGACAACGTCATTGCCATGAGGGAACTCCAGTCGAAAGGGAGACAACACCGAACGAAGGTCACCGGATACCGGATGCTAGACAACGGGCGTGGCGACCCGTCAGCGAGAATGGTTCCCAATCTTGCATTCTCTGATGAGTACCTCGCCGAATTGCACCAGCATTACGAACATGCCAAGTGGCTGAACCGTGTTGGAATACGAGAGGACGGTAGGGGCGAATGACGTGGGAGGTGCTGAACGCTGACGCTAGGGATATGCCCCTGGGCGACGATTCAGTGGACCTCATCGTTACTTCGCCCCCGTAGTCGTATTGGGGTTTGCGTTCGTACCGGGATGCTGGGGAGCATTACGACGGGCAGGTGGGTTCGGAGGACTCGCCGCAGCAGTTCGTTGATGAGTTGGTTGGGATGATTGATTCGGAGTGGCGGCGTGTGTTGAAGCCTGTGGGGTCGTTGTGGTTGAACCTGGGCGACAAGTACTCAGGATCGGCCGGAGGTGGCGCAGCGGGGTCATCGTCGATCATCAGTGAAGCGAAGAAGAAAGCGCAGTCTGACCGTGGGAGCGTGGGACCAACAGGAATAGACACGGCAAGAGCGAAGTCACTTATCGGCATCCCGTGGCGTGTCGCACTCGCACTAATAGACCGCGGCTGGATTCTGCGTGCTGAGGTTATTTGGTCGAAACCGAACGGCCTGCCTGAGTCGGTGACGGATCGTGTGCGCCGGTCGCATGAACAATGGTTCCATTTCACCCTTGAACCCAAGTACTTCTCCGCGGTAGACGAAATCAGGGAGGAACACAAGACCGACCTGGCCGTCGAACCACCGATGGGCGGCACCCGCATCACCGACGAAACCGACAACCGCTACTCGGGCAACACCCCTGACCGGAATCCGTTGGGACGTGTTCCTGGCAGCGTGTGGACTATCCCGACAGAACCGCTGCTGATACCGGACGAAACCCGCGAAGCACTCGGACTGGTGGATCATTTCGCTGCGTTCCCCCAAGAATGGCCTCGCAGGCTGATTATGGGTTGGTCGCCTTCGGGTGTTTGTGTGGATTGCGGCGAAGGACTCCGGCCGACGGTGGAGAAGAAGGCCACCAACACCAGGCGCGACGACTCGACGAGCTGGAATGTCGGCGCAGCCGTACTCAGGTCAGGAGAGCGAGAGTTCGACACCGTTCGCGATGTCGGTATTGTTTCGACCATCACCGGGTTTGCGTGCGCTTGTTGGCCTACATGCACGAACTGTGGATGGGATCGCTCCGACGGGACCGCGTGTGGGTGTGACGCGAACGAAGGTGATCGCGCATCTGCACCTGACACCAGACCCGCGGTGGTGCTTGATCCATTCGGCGGTACGGGAACAACCGCAGGGGTGGCGCATACGCTCGGTAGGCACGGCATCTCCGTCGATCTGTCCGCCGATTACTGTCGGTTGGCGGAGTGGCGTATCGGGCAGTCCGGGCATTTCCAAAAGAGTAGGCAACGCATGTGGGCTGACCGTCAGGCGAGCCTCCTGTGAGGCTTAGTGTGGAGGTTCTGTCTCCTCCGAAGCCGTGGTCTATCAACCAGGACCGCACAATGCACTGGGGCCAACGCTCACGTTTGGTGAATGCTTGGCATGAGGCGACGCATTGGGCGTGGAAGTCGGTACCGCATAACACACGCGAGCAGTGGAAGGATGTGCCGGCGCGGGTGACGATGAGCATTCCGTTCCCAGTTCAGCGACGGCGCGATCCGTCGAACTATCTTGTTGTCTGCAAGGCCGTTATTGATCAGCTTGTGAAGGAAGGCTTGTGGCCTGATGACACGGCGGAGTTTGTGACAGTTATGGAACCGCTGCTAACATCAGGTAAGTCGGCGTGGATACTGTTGGAGGAACGATGAAACAACTGACGATCTCGACAAGCGAATCCAAGGGCGAAGTGGTCGTCCGGTTGGACGGCAAGGAGGTGGCAAGGTACACCGTCACCGACCGCACACGGCAACTTGCCGAATCCGCCGGCTACCGAAAGGTCGAGGCCTTTATTGCCGACGCCATTCAAGGCACACTGACATGAGCGACGCTTGGAAACTAGACGCAGCCTGCCACCCCAACAACTGGCCGACTTTGAAAGAAACATACGGTCATCAGCCGTCGTCGTTCTGGTGGGTGCCCCGTGGTCCCGGCGGCTCAGACGGTTTGCAGCACGGCATACGTGTCTGCCACGAGCAATGCCAGGTTACTGCGGAGTGCGAGTTGTTTGGGGTGTTGGAGGAGGAAGGCGTGTGGGCCGGCGTTCAGCATGGGGGGCGGGCGTGAGGTTGGTTGTTGGTGATTGTGTGGAGCAGATGGGCTTATTGGACGCCGAGTCGGTGGACGCGGTTGTGTGTGATCCTCCGTATGGGTTGGAGTTCATGGGCAAAGAATGGGACTCACCAGCAAAGATGCTCGGCCAGGACAACGCGCCACCGGGCGGCGGGATCAACTACTTCAAACGCAAAGGCGACGAAGGGTATGTCGCGGGTAACGCGGCGTGGTACGGCAGGCAAGACCCGCACCTAGCGCAGCAGTGGCATCAGGCATGGGCGGAGCAGGCGCTAAGGGTGCTGAAACCTGGCGGACATCTTGTGGCGTTCGGTGGTTCACGGACTTATCATCGTATGGCTTGCGCGGTGGAGGACGCCGGATTCGAGATCAGGGATCAACTGATGTACCTCTATGGCAGCGGATTTCCGAAATCCCATAACCTGTCAGGCGAGCACGAGGGTATCGGTACGGCGCTGAAACCGGCTCACGAACCAATAGTACTCGCCCGCAAACCGCTGATCGGCACGGTGGCAGCGAATGTTCAGACGCATGGGGTGGGTGGGCTGAACATAGACGCCTGCCGCATCGACGGGAAACCGCGCACCACACATAAGGACGGTAACTGGACTGGCAACTCGTCGGGGACTGCGATATTTCCGATGCCTAACGTCGCTGCGGATACCCCGGACGGTAGGTGGCCTGCGAATGTGCTGCTCGACGCTGAAGCAGCACAACTACTAGACGCGCAGACAGGCGATAGGCCATCGGCGGGCGAATACCGAAACCCAGAGAAACGAGACTTTAGAACCACAGAGGCAGAGCGGGAACAGTGGATCAAGTTCGGCAACCCTGGGCTGGTGGGCAACAAATATGCTAACGAAACGGGTGGTGCGTCCCGGTTCTTCTATACGGCTAAGGCGTCGTCGTCGGAACGCAACGCAGGACTAGACGACGAACGCAACACGCATCCGACAGTCAAACCGATAGACCTGATGCGCTGGCTAATCCGACTCGTAACACCACCAGACGGCACCGTGCTAGACCCGTTCCTCGGCTCCGGCACCACCGGCGTAGCAGCACACCTAGAAAACCGCGACTTCATCGGCATAGAACGCGAACCAGAATACATGCTCATCGCTGAGGCACGCATCAAACACTGGTCAGCGCAACAGGTGCTATTCTGATAGAAGGAGGCAACGAAATGATATGTGACCCCAACAACAAAGACCACATGTTCACCCCGTGGTGCTACAAGAACGGCTTCACGCTAGTAGAACACCAGCACACACCGAACGTCGAAACCTACTGGTACAAGCCACGAGCGAACGACGACACCAAGAACAGGCATGATAAGATCAACACATGACTGACCATCCTATCGGCCCCCTATGCGGAGCGAACAAAACAGACGGCACAGGCCCATGCCGCAACGAGGCGGGGAAGAACACGGATCATCTTGGTTTCGGGCAGTGTTCGAAGCATGGCGGTTCCACCGCTAATGGTAGGAAGCATGGTGAAACACAGAGGGCCCTGTGGTTGGAGGCGTTGGCGTTGAAGGTCGATCCTGCGTTGCGGAAGCTTGATTTGTTGATGGATGCGGAGTCTGAGACTGTGCAGTTGTCTGCGGTGAGGGATGTGTTGGATAGGAATGCGGTGAGGGTGGATGAGGCGACGGCGGATACGAATGTGACCATTGTGTTCAACATGGACGATTTGCCCTAAATGGATGTGCCTGTTCGGATCGAACCGAACTTCCATCCAGGCCAACTAGAAGTCAAAAACAGTCCCGCACGCTTCAAGATCGTGGTTGCTGGCCGGAGGTGGGGGAAAACACGTCTCGGTATCACTGAATGCTTGGAGGTCGCGTTGGCCGGTGGGCGTGCCTGGTGGATAGCACCCGACTACAAGGTTTCCGGTGAGGGCTGGGTGCCGCTGTCATATATGTGCCGCAAGTACGGCAAGGAGATATGCACTGTCCGCGAAACCGACAAGGAAGTCAGGTTCGTGAACGGTGGCCGCATCGAGGTCCGTACTGCTGACGACCCACAAAGGCTGGTTGGTGCGGGTTTGGATTTGGTGGTGATGGATGAGGCGGCGAAGGTGAAACCGGCAGCATGGTTCGAGTCGCTCCGCCCCGCACTATCAGACAAGCTCGGCAAAGCGATCTTCATTGGTACACCGAAGGGCCATAACTGGTTCTTCGAGTTGTATGAGGCGGCAGATAAGAACCCGGACAGGTGGGCCCGGTTCCAGTTCACCTCGCTCGATAACCCGTATTTCCCTGAGTCGGAGTGGGAAGCGAACCGTGAGGACATGGGGTCACTGTTGTTCTCGCAGGAGCATGAGGCGCAGTTCATCCAGCCGGGCGGCACGATCTTCAACCCGGATTGGTTCAAGCATTACATTCCACGCACACACGACGACGGCTACCCGCAGTATGTTCTGCCGTCCGGTGAGGTTATTGACGGCAGGGAGGCCACCAGGTACTGCACAGTCGATCCTGCGGTGTCGGTGAAGGACTCGGCGGATTACACGGTGATTATGTCGTTCGCTGTGTGGAAGCAGTGGATTCTGGTGTTGGATGTGGTGCGGGCACGGATGGAGGGGCCGCGGATTGTGCCGACGGTGGAACGGGTGATGGACGAGTGGGATTTGGGTTCAGCGCATTTTGAGAGGGTGGCGTTCCAGTTGGCGCTGATTCAGGAGGCCCGCGCTAAGGGGCTGGCGGTGAAGGAGCTCCGCGCGGATAGGGATAAGTTGTCGAGGGCGTTGCCGGCCGCGGCCCGGATGGAGGCGGGGCAGGTGTTGTGGCCGAGGGACGCTGATTGGGCGGAGCGTTTGCAGTTGGAGTTGCAGTTGTTTACGGGGGCGCAGGCGGAGCACGACGATCAGGTTGATGCGTTGGCGTATGGTGTGAGGGTCGCGGCAGGGTTGAAGCGTGCCCGTAGCGATGGTGTGTGGCCTGACGACCTTGGGCGTGTGTCACCAAACAAGATATGACACCCCCACATC